CTTCAATGCTGGCGCGCTGACTGGTGGTGTGGCCCCGACGACCGCGGTCGCTCCCGCCTCGACTTCGGGTGTCGGTGTCGGCGCACTCGTGAATATGGTGTGGGGCCTCGGCGCCTTCACGCCAGTCACTCCGGGTGCGGCCTATACCTCGGCAACCGCAACACTCACGGGCGGCGGCGGTACCGGCGGATCGATCGCGCTGACCACCAGTGTATGGCTCAACATGGTCAACGCCGTGAACAACGGCCAGACCGGCTTGCGCGGCCCCTCGGTGAATTGCATCGCGACACTGGGCACTTCCGCGAATGCACCGAACCTGACGAACACCTATACGCTCTCCGGCGGTACCGATGGCGCGTATGGCGTCACCGATAACACGCTGGTCGGCGCAGACGGCCTGACCCGCTCTGGTATGTATGCGCTGCGCAAGTCGGGCGCGCAAGTTGGCAACCTGATCGACTGCCAGACGCCGGCTACCTGGAGCGCGCAACTCGCTCTTGGCTTGCAGGAGGGCATCTATTTCCACGGCGCTAACCCGGTGGGTACCAGCATCACCACCAGTGCGACCAACCTCGCCAATTCCGGTGTCGATGGTTACGGATTCGCATGTCTCGTGGGCGACTGGTCGTATTACAACGACACCGTCAACGGCGTGCAGCGCCTGGTGTCGCCCGCGACCTTCACCTCTGCCTTGCAAGCCGCAACCAGCCCGGAGCAATCGATTCTCAATGCCCCGATCGCGGGTGTGCTGGCGACGCAGAGCAGTATGCAGAACTTGCCGTACAGCGATGCGCAAATCGCACAGTGCGCCACCTCACGGCTTGAGGTACTGACGCTCGGCGCCCCGGCTGGATCCATCTTTGCATGCCGCACTGGTCAGAACGCCAGCAGCAACAGCGCGACGAACGGCGACAATTACACGCGCATGACCAACTACATCGCGTTCACGATCGCGAGCGCGTTCGGCTATGTACCGGGCAAGGTGCAGACGATCAACCTGCGGCGCAATGTGAAGGGCGCGATGGATGCGTTCTTTGCGAATCTGCAGGCGAACAACATGATCGGCAATGTGAATGCGCCGACGCAACCCGGCTGGTCGGTGCAGCTCAATGCGGCGAACAACCCGATGAGTCAGGTAGCGTTGGGCTACATGGTCGCGACCGTCATGGTCACGTACCTGAGCATTGTTCGGATGTTCCTCGTCAACATCGAAGGCGGCCAGTCGGTCACCGTCACCCCGCAGTAATCATTCCCAACCCATGCAGGCCGCCTCCGGGCGGCTTTTTGCATTCTGGAGCACGCCATGCCGTTAAACGGTCTCTCAATTGGGAGTGATTATCGCTTCGACGTCTTGACGCCGACCGGTCTGCTCACGCTCCCCACGCTGACGAAGTTTTCGAAGAAAAAGATCAAGAGCTCGATCACGGTCAAGCCGATCGGAAGCCTGCCCATCATCCTCACGTTTCAAGAGGGCGGCTGGGAAGGCTCGTTCGAGATTTCGCGCGCCGATGCCACCCTCGACACGTACTTCTCGCAGTTCGAAGCCGCTTACTACGCGGGCGTGAATCAGCCGGCCGGCTTCATCTCGGAAACGATCAATGAGGTCAATGGGCCCCCGACCTCGTGGCAATTGCAGGGCGTCGTGCTGTTTTTCGAAGATGCCGGCGATATCGAAGCCGAAAAGAACGTGATTCAAAAGGTTTCGTTCGCCGCCAGCACTCGCATTGGACCCCTGTAAATGACCGAACTTCAAGTGACTGAAACCAGCGGCGCCGCAGCCGCCCCTGTGTTGAATGGTGACACGGTGGTGGTCGATGTGGCAGACGGCCGCAAGTTGACCCTGACCTATCCCGGCCCGCTTGCGCAGTACGAAATCGTGCTGGCCATCGGCAACGAAGCCTCCGAGAACACCCGTTTCGTTCAGATGTGCCTGCCGTTGATCTATTTGAGCGGGATCGATGCTGAGCCGATTTTCCTGCCGACGTCGCTGTTGCAGGTTAAGGCGCTGATCGGTCGACTGGGGCACAAGGGCCTGGCCGCGCTCACCAACGGCGTGAAGCTGTTCGACGGCAAGGAAGACGTCCAAGCAGCAAAAAAATAAGCCGGGACGCTGGTGTGCGCCAGGTATTGATGCTGACGAAAGCCGGCGTCCCGTGGGATGTCGTGAATCGGTTCTCGCGCACTGAATTGCTCGGGTTTTGCGTGGCGTCAGGCGAAATCGAAGGCCGCAAGTTCTCTTGGTCGCGTATGGAGTGGATCGCCCCGAAATGAAGGAATACAAGTCATTCGGCGCCTTCGCTCGGGCGATAGAGCGTGCGGCAGCAGAACTAGAGGCCGCATATGCGACAGCGATGGAAGCGGGTGCCCTAGTGGTGGAGGCTGCAGCGAAGGCCGAGTTCGGCCATTACCAGCGCGAAGACATGGGGCCAATGACCCCGTGGGAAGAACTGAAGGACGCGACAAAATGGCAGCACAACATGGCGATTGTCAACGGTGAAGCCGCTGACGACGCTGGCGAGAATACCCCGCTGCTCGTCACGGGCGATTTGCGCGAAAGCATCAAGCACGAAACTGAGCCGAAGGCATTCGTGGTCGGCAGTGAGAGTGAAATTATGGTGTATCAGGAGGTTGGCACACCCGAAGGCATTCCGCCGCGCCCAGTACTCGGAACAGCAATGTATCGCAACGCTGAAGTAGTCGCGAATCTGGTTGGGCAGGCCGTCGAAGACACTATCGCAGGTAAAAAATGATCAACGCTTTTGCCATCGGCGTCAGCGCCAACCTTGAGGACAACGTCAGCAACCGGCTGATGATCATCGTCGAGTGGGCGAACAAGGCGAACTCCGCGATGATCGAGTTCGCCGAGAATGCGCGCAAGGCTTCTACGGCCGGCGCCGGCATGGCGCGTAACTTCGAGAAGGCCGCAGCCGCAGCGACTGCCTTGGGCGATAGCGCTGGAAGTCTCACTCGCGCCAGCTACGTGCTCGACACGATGGCAGCCAGCAGCGGCGATCTTGCCCGCAACATGGCGGCGGCTCGCGCTGAATCTAGCGGCATACGCCCGCCAGGTGGTGGCGGTCGCCCGGATGGAGGCGGTTCCGGTGGTGAATCCGGCGGCCCGTCCGGCGGCCGCGTCGCTACCAGCGCTGGTGTTGCAGCCGCTGGGCTGCTGTACGGCGTGTATGAAAACGCACGCCTTGGAGACACCAACGTTAAAGCGGCGGCGACGTCGCAAGTACCAGCAGATCAATGGGGGATTGTATCCGAGGCGCTGCGCCAGCGTGAATTGGCCTATGCGGCACAGTACGCTTTCGCGACAGGCGGCAAGATCGAGCCGTTCGCCGATGCGATGTTGGAAGGTTCGCGCTTGATGCGGACGTTGCCTGCCGCCAAGCAGGTGGAATTGATGGACGCCGCAATGCCCTACATGGCCGGCGAGGCGAAGCTCAAGGGTGTGCCGCTTCCCGAGGCCGCGAACGCCTTCATCGGACTGGCGCACATGGCAGGCGCGTACGACCCGAAGCAGGCCGGTGCATTGTTTGAATCGATGATGCAGGCATCGCTCACTTCGCACGCATCGCTGAGCCAGATCTCGCGTGCCGCGAGCTACGCGCTGCCGTCACTGCATGCCGCTGGCGCGAACTCGAGCGACGTCATGTTGCTCGTCGCCACGATGATGCAGGGCGGCATTATGAACACGAAATCGGGCACTTGGCTGAATGCCATGGCCGCGAACGCATTGCCGAATACCCTCGGAAGTGGTCTGTTCTCGAACAAGAAGCAGAACGAGGCGTTGCACGACCTGGGGCTGTACAAAGGCAACGAGTCCCAGTTTTACAAAAACGGCAGCATGGACCTGATGAAAGAGGTCGCAATTCTCGCCGAAGACCGCCAAAAGATGGAGCCGTTGCAGTTCAATGCCCTGCTCAGAATGGCATTCGGCGTGCAAGGCGCGCGCGGTGCATCGTTTTTCAGTGAGGATTCGACGCTCTCAAACCTGGGCGCTCTGTCCGACTTGAAGAACACCTCCATGGCCCCGACGGAGCTGGGGAAAATGATTTCCCAGTGGAGCACTGTTGCCAAGGCCGATCAGACCATCGCGCTGGCGAATATTACGCTAATGAATGGCACTGCGACGCTGATGGGGCCGGTCAATGCGGTGCTGGGTGGTGCCAATGCGGCACTTGGTTGGACAGCGGGCTTCACGAAGGGTCACCCGGCCGGAGGCACCGCGTTGGACGCGGGTATGTTGTTCGCCGGGGCGGTAGCAGGCATGTCGGCATGGGCTGGCGCGAAAGGCGCTGCCGGCATGGTTAATAAAGGCGTAGTCGGCCTTTCGAAATACATCGCAACAAGCGTTGGCACCCTTATTGGGCGCGCAGTACTTGGCGCGACAGCAGCAGAAATCGGTGCAACAACGCTTGCGGCAGCCGGCGGCATGATTGCAGTGGGCGCAGTCATCGCTGGCGGTATTGCATATGCGCTTGCATCAGGACTGAAGTATGCGCTGAACAACCTGATGCCAACGGCACCGCCTCCGCCCGGTTCAACCCCGAGAGGGATAGATCCGAGCGCGGCACATGGCGTAACAGCCGGTCATCCGTCGAATGCGCACCCTCAAGTGCACGTGCAGGTACAGGTCGATAGCCACGACCTAGCGGCGCACGTGACGACAAAGCTGATCCCGCCGAAAACCACCGGGCCGACCGGCTTCAATCCTGATTCAACGCCATTCACCCCGAGCATGGGGATGTACTGATGAACACGTTCGCGACCCTCACGCTGGACACGCCGAACGGGGCCTTCGTCTTTACGGACGCAGAAGTGCCGGAGAAGATCCGGTTTGGCGGTTCGCAACTGCTCGACGTGCAGAAAATGGTCGGCGGCATGCGGCGTATCAATGCGATGGGGGGCGACGACGAACCGCTGCAATGGTCCGGGCTGTTTCTGTACGCGTCGGCGCTGTCCCGCGCACGGTTCCTCGACTCGGTGCGCCGGGAAGGTTTGCAATGCACGCTGTCATGGGATGCGCTGCTGTATCAGGTCGTGATCGCGGAATTCCACGCTGACTACGAATACCCGTTCAAGATCCCGTACCAGATCAAGTTCGAGGTCATTGAGGATCAGACGGCGACGGTCGACTCGGTCCCGGCGATTACCCCGGCGCAATCGATGGCTAGCGACATGGCGCAACTCGGCATGCTGTCGAACTGTATCGGGAGTTCAGCGCTGAATAGCCTCATTGGCGATCTGCAAAGCGCCATGAGTGCGGTTAGCACCGCAGTGCAGCCGATCGCCAACGGCCTGATGGCGGTCACGTCGTTTATTGCGGGTGTCGCCAATTGCGCCGCCCAAGTGGTCAACTCTGTAGAGAGCGCGGTCGCGGCAGTCGTGGCTCCGCTTGCGGCCGTTGCATCACAGGTTCAGGGGTTGATCGCAACAGCCGAGAACACTGTCGCAAACGTCGCGGGTGTTCTCCCGGGCGTGCCAGCGGCGGCCAACGTCTTTAACGCGCTGGCGACAATGAATTCGGCGGTCCAATTGCCCGAGTTGTACCAGATGCGCAGCATTTGCGCCCGGATGCAGGTCAACTTGCCGCTCGTCGCGATGCCGACCAGCGCGCAGACGATCACCGTTGGCGGGGGCGACCTATACACCATCGCGGCACAGCAGTATGGCGACGCGGGCCGATTCACTGACATTTTGGCGGCCAATCCTCAGCTTGGCGGCGATCCGATTCTGACCGGCATCAACACTCTGACCATCCCAGCCTGACATGATCAACACCCCCCCGACCGTTGGCTCGCTCGTTGCGCCGCGGGCGATCCTTCAGGTGGGCTCGAAGGTCATCAACTGGACGAGTTGGGACGCCGGGCACAACGGCATCAATGAGGCGGGAACCATTAGCATCGAGGTGCCGTCGGTATTCACAGACTGGGCCTGGTGGACGCAGCAGACCGAAATTCTTGTCGACGTGTATGTGGGTTTTCCAAAAGACCCGCGGAACTACTCGGCCAGCGACCTCACGCTATTGCAGACCTATCGTATTGATTCGATCCGGCTCAACGCCATGACGGGCGGCATTTCCCTGTCGGGCCGAGACCTGACCGCGCTACTGGTCGACAAGAAGATCGATATCAAGTTCCAGAACCAGACGGCCAGCCAGGTCGCTACCTACTTGGCTCAGCAAGCTGGGTTGATTCCGAACGTGCAGCCAACAACCGGCCTTGTCGGGGCATTTTTTGCGGCGGACCATGTGAGCCTGCACCGGCAGCAGTCGATGTGGACGATTCTCACATACCTCGCGCAGCATGTGGGTGTGCAGTGCTTCGTGCTGGGGCGCACGCTGTATTTTGGGTCGTTCAGCGCGGCTCTGTCGAATCAGCCTTATTTGATTCAGTACACCCCGCCGACCACCCAGCGGCCCTATCCGACGTCCAATGCAACGAGTCTCGATTTCGAGCACGATTTGACGCTCGCGAACGATGTATCGGTGACCGTGCGCAGCTATCACGGCGCGAAAAATCAGGTCTATACCTCGCTTGCCACGTCGAGCAAGACGGCGAAGCGCATCGAACATGACGCGACGCTTGCGCAGTCGGTGCAGGAGTACAGCTTCACGTTCAACGACCTGACGCAGGCCCAATGCGATGCCAAGGCGCAGCAGTTGCTTGGGCAGATCAGTCAGCACGAGATGAAGATGTCGGCCAATCTACCCGGCGATACGCTGATCTATCCGTGGACGCCGGTCATCGTGCAAGGCACCGGGACGCCATTCGACACGACGTATGAAGCCGCGCGGATCCGGCGCTCGTTTCGGGTCGATCCGCCGAAGTTCGAGACCTCGGTGCACGGCAAGACCGTAACGGACGCGCAAACGGTGACATTGACATGATCGAGCACATCAAGCGGGTCGTGTCTGAGTTCATGGCTGGTTTTGCGTCGACCAAGTACGGACAGATCACCGCATACAACCCAAACGATTACACCGTCAAGGTGATGATCATGCCGACCAAGGACGAGACGGGTTTCATCCCGCTCGCCGCGGCATGGGTCGGCAACAACTTCGGCGCCGTGTTCGGGCCCGGCATCGGTGACTCGGTGCGCCTAGATTTTATGGATGGCAAGGTCGAGGCGACGGTCGTTGGCGGCCGGTTCTTCAATAATTCGGCTCGACCGCCGATCGTGCAGTCCGGTCAGGCCGCGATCATTGATAGTCAGGGCTCATACGTCAAGCTGAATAACGACGGGACGATGAGCTTCAACGCCGCGACAGGGATGTATTTCTCGGCGCAGACGATCGCTATGCAGGCGAGCCAGACCATCGGGTTGACCGCAGGTACCGAAATCACCAACTCGGCGCCAGCAGTCGAGATCGATGGGCAGTTGACCCAAGGTACCGGGCCGCAGGGTGGCACCGCAACGCTAAACGGTCCGGCTACGGTCAATAACGACCTCACCGCCGAAGGCAAGAGCGTGCACAACCACACGCACACGGCACAGGGCGCCAACGCCGTCACCACACCGCCCAACTAGAGCCAATTTATGCCTGACAGTTTTCACTGGTGGGGCCAGGACACCCAGTTCTCGGCCTCGGGGGATGACTTGCTCGCGACCGGCGTGGCGGAATTGAATCAGCGCATAGTACGCGCGCTGCTGACGCCACCCGGCACGTACATCTGGCATCCGACGTATGGCGCCGGCCTAGGTCGTTTCGTCGGCAAGGCGCTCTCGGTCGAAGAGTTCGCGCTGATCAAGTCACTGATCACTGCCGTGCTGGCGATTGAGCCTGACGTGCAAAAGCAGCCGCCGCCGACCTTCACCTACCAGAACGATGCTACCGGCCTGCTGAGCGTGGCGATCAATTACATCTACGCGCCCACGGGCGTGCCGCAGACCCTCAACTTCAACGTCCCGGCATATGGCTCTTAATACGCAAAGTTTCACGACGATCGTTCAGCAGCAGGTTGCGGCGATCCAGTCGGCGGTAGCGAAGGCAGGCGGCGCAGTCGTCACCCTCCTATCGTTCGTGATCGGCTCGCTTGAGCTGGCGCGCGTTGAAGCGGTCGCTGGCGTGTCGATGTGGCTACAGTCGCTCGTGATGACGCTGCT